TATACCCACTTACAACAGGTTGTGCCATCGTCCAACTTTCCTCGTCTGCATAGTTTACAAGGATACGAACCTTGTCGTAATCTTGCAAGATGTGCTTCTTACGGAAATCTTGTGTCGAAACATCAATAACGCTATCTTCATCGTTAGCAGTGAATGACACAACACCATCAGAATAGTCAAAGTTAGCTGACTTCCATTCTGTTACACCCTCATTAATGACAGCGTAATAAACACCTGTCGGACGTTTTGACGAAATTACGCTGAAAGTAAACTTATCAATCAACACTTGCTCGAGGATAGCTTCAAACAAAGCCCACTTGTAGAATGTAACTTCATCACCATTAAGGAAATGATAAGTTTCGCTGTCATACACTCTATCTGTCATTGCGATAGCTGTTTCTGGCACCGAGTGACTTCCATTATCCATATTATCAATCTTCTGAACAGGCGTTATTCCATTCGTTCCGGGCATAAGACCTCTAAAGAACTTCAAACGCTCCTCGTTACCTTGGTATACCAAGTCTGTAACAGACGGACTTCCGTTCTTGTACGTTTCACGCACCTTGTAAGCCTTGATACTCTTTGATAGTGGTAATCTGCCCAACAGGTCTGCGTGCATAAGGAAAGGCGAAGAACATCTGTAACCGCCATGAACACCCATAAACTTCTCAACAGTTCCCTTATACACCAAATCACCATAACTTGCACTATGTGTTAACTTGTCATGAACGACACTAATAGGAGAAACAAGTACATTAAAGTCTTTCGCAAAAGACTTAATACAAGCATCATAAGCTTTTGCGCCACCCAACAGTGGCAAATGGTTATTGTTTTCGTACTGACCTATTAGTGAGGCATCTTCACCTCCGAGTATCATCTGTGCGCCGTGCTGCCTTGTCACAGCATACGCTTTCTTCAATTGATTATATAGATTAAGACCGCCTGCTGGTGTTCCGTTTGCTGCATTGCCCCAGAGGAAATATGACGGCTTGAAAGACCAATAACATTTCCTCGAAACAACTATCTTTGTCTTTACACTATCATAGTAAATCAGGTCACCATTAGATACACAGTCGATATTAGTTTCAAGATTTCCACCACTCCTTGCAGAGTTAACTATGTTAATATCAACAAGGTCATTGACACGCTCGACCCAAGAGAGTGTCTTAAACTCCTGTCCGCATTGTGACAATGAACTTCCGAGAGTTACAACAGATTTTCCGTCATTGTAGCTTGTTGAGTTTCCCTTTTTTAGTCCCTCAAAATCGCCCTCCTTGATAAGTTCAATCAATGACGGCTCCATTTTGTTTTTCGGTGTGTAAAATTCATAATAGAATAACACATACAGGTAATCTGCATCAACTGGAACATCAACGAAAAAATCCTCACCTGCTTTAGCTTTTACTTCTCCCCTGTAATTCTGTGCGTATGTAGGTGATATTTTTGTCTGTTGTAAGTTTTCGTCATCAACAAGGAATGTATATTCAAAGCCCTCTGTTGCATTTGCAACCAAATGCACCTTTTCATAACCTTTAACTGGTACTAACAGATGCTTATACGTACTTTGTCCCCATTTTCCTAACACAATCTTGTGTGTTCTGACTGTTGCGCCACTATCCTTTGAAACGATTGTTTTCTTGCCGTATAACTTTTCCTGTAAAGAAACTGCTGTTCCAGCTGCTTGTGCGTTCTCTGTTGCCAACTTCAATGCCTTATCAAGGCTTTCTTTGTTAGCTGCGACCTGCTTCAATATTCCAATCTTAGCGTTCTTGATGAGTATTAATGACTGCAAATAATAACGTCCAAAAATAGTACCACCCTCGACATAAAGAAACTTTGCATCTGTCGGTATCTTAAGTGTAACCTCTGTGTTCGCAGAGATAGAAGTTAGCTTGTTTTCTCCTGCAAAAAGAGCATCCTCTCCGTTTCTTTTATTATCAATAGACTTCAAGAATGCAATCTTTACCGTCTTCTCAGAATGTCCTATTAATTTAACAGCATCGTAACCATCTACGTTAATCATGAAGTGGATATACGTCCCGCCTATATTTATCCATTTAAGAGGAAAAATTTGCCCTTTCTCTTCTTTTCCCTCTGTAAATTCATAAGGTGTAATAACCTCTTCTTTACCGAGAATTACCCCACCTAATTCTGAAACAGACTTAATAGCTTGTGCACTCTCTTGCACTTTATCTTCAAGTCCTTTAATAGCATCCGACACCGCTTTTTGCGACATCACAGAGGTCGCACTGTCGCCAGCCTCTTGCGCAATAGGCACACCACCACTTGCAGACATAGACGCAATAGCCTCTGCATTATCACGAGCTTTCTTCTCAATCTCAGCAATAACAGCTGATACAGCCTTCTGTGAGATAGGCTTATCAGTAGCTTCGCCAAGTTCCTGCGCAATGTCGATAGTCGGTGACGGCTGCCCTGTACGTGTCAAAGACTTTGTGGCATCATAGACATCCTGCAAGTTCTTGCCGTCATTGGTGGTTGTGGCTGCGGCAATAGCTGCGGTAGTTGCTTTCTGTGACATCGCCTTATCCTCGCTTTGTCCTGTTTCCTGCACAAGCTCAATATTACTACCTCCTGCGAACTCTGACCTCAAATCAGTAACTCTGAACTTTTTTAACCTGCCGTCTCTGCCAACAGCTGGGAGGGTGGTGAAATCCTCAATATTATCTGATACTGGGAGTTCTGCGATGTCCTGCGACTGCCCTTTGATAGTTTCTATCACCTCGTGGACGATGCCACTCTTTTCTTCTTCTGTCATATCTTTATCGTTAAATGGTTATTCAAAATTAGGATTATCGCTATCACCTCCGATGTAATCAGTAACGGCGGCAATGACTTTCTTTGCGTCCTTATCTGAAGATGCATTTACTACAGATTGGATAATCTTCTGTATATCCTTTACCTTACTCTTTCTTTCCCGTGCATGCTCTATAAGGCTTTTTGCTTCGATGATAAGAAGTCCTATAGCCACTAAGATAGTAATAACTGGTATGGTCTTAATATTCAGTAGCGTGCAGGCAATGAATATCACCGCATCCACGATAAAGGCAATGAGCAATACACGCCAATACTCTCCTAACTTCCCAAGTGTCTTGCGCATGCTATGGGAATCAATGGGTTTACCCAACTTCTTCTGTGTGTATATTCTGTCCCATAGGTCAACGAAGATGGCACAGAATACGAGCACCCACATTATCACACATACTATCAAGTGTATAGCTACTGAGTACATGAAGTGCGGTGTGAACTGAAACTCTATTACGTCCATAGATACACCTCCTTTACAATAGGAAAAGAAAAACACCCACTATCGCACCGAGTACGCCTGCTGATACGTCCAACCAATCGAACGGCTCCTTGCGATAATACTTATCCACACTTTCTTTTGCTACCATGACAATAAATGCAGGGATAAGCGCAAAGATGAGCAAACACCCAAGCGCATACAACGCCTTGCATGATAGCATTGATACAACAAGCCCTACGAACATGTGTAAATACTTGTCGCTACCAATAGTAGCGAGCTTCCCAAAAATCCTGTAAATACAATCTAATGCTTTTTTCATCTTCTTTTATTTTAAGTTAATTACATAAGAAATACATACCACTTATTTGTTATCTTAGAATATACTACTCGGAATATATATTTAATCTCATCACTTGTACCATTCAAAGAATGCTTAAAGGCGTAAAGTTTCTCGATAGGAATATTGTCAGTCGTTGTGAAATTAATATCCACACCTTTTACTGAGTAGATAGTAAACTCCTCTCCATCTTCTGGGTTTGAAGGTAATGTAAACGTCTTTGTACTAAAACTAACAAACAAGATGGAAGAGTCGCCTAAACCAAGTGAATAATTCTCGCTAATTACCTTTAGCGAACGACGAAAACCACCATAAGTGCCACGCAAAGAGAGTATGGCATGATTATTTTTCCATCCAAATGTAGGGTCTGGGTGTATGTCTAAGAATATACCTACCTTTTCAAAGTCTGATCGAGGTTCATTCCTCAGACCTAACATCGTATCCTTTCCTGCAAACTTCCCCAGAGGGTCTTCACCTAATATAACTTGTCGCTTAGACTTCTTGTAGTTATATATTAAGCAGTTATCAAAGAGAGTTAATCCGTCACTGTCTTTCCCATAGCCTATCATTCCTGGCAGGATGTTCCAACCAGCAATAGTTCCTTTGTTGGTATTTATAGTTCCCTCAAATGTACTATCACCAGTTACTGTGAGATTCTTAAACTTCGCTTCTTTTGCATCAATTTCTTGTGCTTGTATGCCGAGAGCTACAAGTTTAACGGCATCAATCAACGCTGCTGATAGCCTGCCACCTTCTATAAGTACAGTTTCCTTGCCATTGTTATCGACAAATACAGTCTTGTCAGACTTTACTCTAAACTCTCCATTTTCAAGCTTCGCTTCCACTTTCTTCACTCGCTCCTCTGAACTTTCCTCTACACTTGGAATCCACTCAGCAGCAGGGGCCGTTCCTTCTGTCACGACTGCCCAATTAACCGTAACCTCACCATTCTTACCTTGCGGCTCCCTGTTAGGGGTAGGATAGGCATCAAAGACACATACACCATCATTTGGCAACTCATTAGGAGTGGTAAATGTATAATGCTTGATAGTGTCTTTTGCACTACTGATTTCAAGGTTTCCACCACCAGCACTCCATGCCCAACCATCCGCAATGATATATGCTTGTAATGTCTGCCTATTTGCAATCGACTCAGCACTGATATGACCGCTAATAGTCATTGTGTAGGTCGTGTTTGGCTTTAACTTAATATGCGTATTGCCATTGCCATATCCGTATGAGTGGTAAGTCTTTTCTAACTTACCTCCAGTAAGGAGGTTTCTTACACCAGTTCTCAGCCCATCTACTATTAAGCTGATACTTTTCGCATCCTGCTTGATAGTAGTAATATCCTTGCCATTAGTAGATACGCTCTCACGCATATCATTGACAATCTTTGTGTATGACGCTGCCTCCATCATCACTTGAATAGTCCTTGTTTCAAGAACATCATTACCGCTTTTTAACTCTATGGTGAAATAATCAGGACGATTTACTGCCTTGATGTAGTTTTCCTGCCTGAATGTACCTTCACTTTTCATGCCAACAGAGATAGGCACGTTAATATTTGTATTTGTGGTGCAAGATACGTATAATTCTCCTACCTTGCCTTTCTCGGTAATAATAGTACTGCCCTTCACGTGTTCTATCTCATATCTAAACGTGGCGTTCAGTACTCCTTCTGCATTTACCACAGCATCCTCACGAACGGCTTTTAGGCGGTAGAACTCTGCTGACTGCCCATCATATACATTGTGAATTGTTATCTGTCCTCTTGCTTGCATATTAGCTATTGATTACGCAGTCAAAGGTTGCACTTGAAACAACCTCCGCTGCCGTTATTGTTAATAATCGTCCTATTTTTTTATGAGCATCATTCCATGCTCTATCTGTTGAGCTACCGCTATTGCGCATCCATGACCACATAGAAGGTGGATATTCGTTAGAAACATTATCTGTACCCTTGTAGAGTGTCGCCTCCAACACTATACTACCTTTTCCATTGCGGATAGAACCACTCTTGACTACAACTTCCAGACTATACACATCACTCTGCGCCACCTGCTTTATCCACATCCTACTACTTTCCGTTGGTGCTTCGGTGGTAGTGTTACCTATTCCGACGTTACAAAGCCACAGAGAGCCGTTATAAGAAAATCTATCATAGTGTCCTGCTATCGTACCGCTCACCCATTCTCCTCTGTCGCACACCAAAGAACCACTTACTCCTGCACCTGCCGCGGAGATAATCTTGAAACGGTCTGAACGCACCGTTATCTCTTTAGGGCTAAACTCATTAATAATGTGTGAATCAAGGTCGTAGTTATTGATACCTGCATAGTCAACACGCTTACCCTCTGATACGTAGATGATGTGAGCGTATTGCCTATCGGTGTCGGTCTGACTTCCTAATTGGATAATGTCATCCTCAGCCTTTGGAATATCATTCTCAGCCTTTGTATCATAGCCTATACAAGTATATTGTGTGCCGTTAATAGTAAGCTCAAGCGTGCCACGAATATCCGAAAGGTCTACGAAGTGGTATAATTTACCATTGATAGTTTCCGTTCCCTTGTTTACCACCAGACGCCAGTAGTATCTGTTTGCAGAACCGCCTGCTGTGCGTGATACAAGATTTGAAGTCTTACACATCGCTTGGTCGCCAATCCTCCAATCATTGCTGATACGCTTATCGCCATCATCAGCAAGAAAGTAACATCTATAAGCAGATATGCTATTTCCACCTGCTGACACACTATAAGAGAGTAGGGCGTTATTTATCATTACCTGCTTATTTGCAGACCTAAAGAATGTTGTTGAGTTAACGATAGGAGCACCATTAGCACCAACTGGAATAACGCTGTATATGTGTGCGCTTGCAGACGTAAATCCAACATCGCCAGTAGTAAAGGCAAGACGCTTATACTCCAACTCCGAAAAGGTTGCTTTCTGCCTTACATTGAGCTTATCTACCTCTGCTATAGATTTTCCGTATTCGTCCTTGTAAACGCCAAAGCCAGCACCATCCAATAGTCCCGAACGGAAATCATCACTCTTTACAGAGTTAGCCTTGATAAATCGAGCAAATAAATCGCCAAGTTCAGTTATGCCGTACCCATTACCGATAGCAATGCCCTTTAAGAATGTAATCAACTCTTGAGCAGTATCGGGCTTCAACTTGTTAAGAAAGCTTTGACCGCCATAGCTCTCAATAAGTCGCTGTATCTGAGGAACTGTCAAGTTATTGCCTTCCGCACCAAAAGAACCTCCGTTGCCACTCCAAAGAGAGTTCACTTTCTCTTGTATTTTCTGAATAGTACCAACAGATTTATCTTCGCGAAGCGTAATCTCGTATGAAGGAATTTTATCTTCACTTTCCTTAATAGTAAGTTGATCTATCGCCACCTTACCATTAATGCTTAAGTCCGCGTCATCGAACTGCATAATATCCCCCTCTTTGAGGGTGTCATGAAGAGAAAGGATAGTGCCAGTTGTATCAGCAATAGCAATATCGTGCTGACGAGCCATAAAGACCTCATCAACCTTCGGGGAATAGACATACCTTGTATAGTCGTTTTTATCAAGATACTGTAAAGCATATTTCAGTAGTTTGATAGAAGCTGCCTCAACATAGGAATCGGGTAGGGGAATACCTAACAGGACAAAATGATCACCTTCTTTTATCAAGTAGTCATTATATGGAAAGTAAAGGTTTAGACTTTCGTCCTTAACTCTTTGGCAATTAAGCTCCCAGCTTCCGTCCCCTAACTTTTTTGCAGAATTAATCTGGAATGTGCGTCCTCCACACATTCCATCTCTCATTGAGATTGTAGGAGTTTCTGTTGAGTTACCTATAAGGTCATTAATGTCAAAATCAATAGCTGATTTTAGATATATATGAAAATTAGGAATGGATGCCCCATCTTTGAAAACACCGTTATCCTCTATTTTGTCTGCCGATTGTATCTCATCTATTCTGACACCGCCAACCTCCATTTCTTCAATGGTAGGAAAAATCTCCACAAGACCTTCCTGTAAGTTTTCAGTATCAAAGTACACTGAATTTGGTCGTACTCCGATTTCTGTAATATTTGCAGAGTCAATGAACGGGCGATACTTGTTTTCTGAAAACAAGTGTGATTTTTCTCCGCCATAAATCCTATTCTTTACGTCATTAGGCTGCTCGTCCCACCATTGCTTTAGTGACTTATTAGGAAATCCTGGAAGCATTAGGTGGTCAACTGCCATATTATTTGGCAGGTTGTCTGTTGCGTACGTTTTGTTATCTCTTGGGAAGTTTTCTTTTTTCACCCCTGAGAGAAAAGTGATTCTTTGACCAACTTCAACCGCATTTCCGAAATTTTGAATATCGGCAAGGTCGTTTTGGTGACTTGCAAGATTTAACGTGTTATTGTGAGCTGCAAAGAAACAAGTCTTTTCCGAGTTCTTTGCTTTAAAAACAGAGGCTTTTACCTTAAAGCCACCACATTCCATTGCTACTAAATACGACGGTCTACCATCACTTAATTCGTGTAATGGATTATAGAAATAAGCGATTGAGAATGGCAAGTCAAGATGAGCTTGTATATTATAATTCCCGTCAGAGTTTCCCTTGGTTTCTATAGATGATACGGTTGCGAATGCTTGTAAATTAAGCGTTGCGTAATATCTGTTTGGTAGATTCTTGGAAGAACCATACGCGCGCAAACGAGTTGTGATAGCTTGTTCGCTATCAGCATTTTGCTCTATCTGATATAGTCCCCTCCCCTTGCCATACTCAAAAATCATTGAGGTTGGTAGTCCTGCTGTCCCAACAAAGACGTTTCGTCCTCTAACGATAAAATTAACATTAAATTGGCTATTAACCAAAGCCAAAGCACTCCAACAGTTTAAGCCATCGGCAGTTATTGAAGTTGATTTTATGATATTGTCAGAAACGCCTGAGCCATAGGTTTTATCCCACACTGCATCTACACACCCACGTTGACCAGAACGTAGCTTATTGCGACTATATATCTTCCATTCTCCCTTTCCCCACTGCTCATCGAGATTTGCTTGTATTCTGTCAAGTAAATCATCAAGAGAAGAAGCATAGAAAGAGAATTTTGTTAGCGATGTATAGTGGATATTATTGTCATGCAGCACAATGTCAAGAAACTCTGTCCTTGCCAGTTCGTCTTGCTTCGCATTAAACTTGACGTTATTATAAACAAAGGCTTCTCCGTGCTCATTTCGCCTTGACTGCTTTATCTTGCCCGGGTCGTAATTAATCTCAAAAACTTCACCTCTGTAAGTCAAATAATCGCCAATTTTGAAAGATATTGGTGCTGGACTGTTGAAAGTTATAGTCACGAAGCATTCACCCATCCAAGAACCGCTGTATTCAAGAGTCTTAGTGGTTACATCGTTGCCATTTGCATCTTTCAGAGGACTACCGTCACTATGTTTAATAATCCATTCGCTCATTATTATACCTTTCTTAATTCAGTAACTA